GTTGCAGTTGGTCATGATTCACTAAGGCTCAATACAACAGGAATATCAAATGTAGCAGTAGGAGTTGATTCTTTAAGAGCCAACACCACAGCTTCTTACAACACAGCAGTAGGTGATATATCACTTTGTTCTAATACGACAGGTGCAAATAATACATCAGTAGGTTATAGGTCACTTTCTGCTAATACAGAGGGTAATCTAAACACAGTAGTAGGTGCAACATCTTTATGTGCTAATACTACAGGTGGTTGTAATACAGCAATAGGTCAATCAGCTTTAAGAAACAACACAACAGCATCCAACAACACAGCAGTAGGTTATCAATCACTTTGTGCTAATACGACAGGTACAGATAATGTTTCGGTAGGAAAAAATACATTACAAAGTAACACAACAGCAAGTAACAATACAGGATTAGGAACTGGTGCATTACAATATAACACTACTGGAACTTCTCTTGTCGCAGTTGGTTTAGGTGCTTTATCACAAAACACAACAGCATCTGATAACACAGCAGTAGGTTTCTGTTCACTCAATGCTAATACGACAGGTATTTATAATACAGCATTAGGAAGTAGTGTACTTTGTAGTAACACTACAGGAACAAGGAATGTTGCTATAGGTACTTTTACTCTTGCTAATAACACAGGAAGTTGCAATACATCTATTGGCTATAATTCAATGTTTGATAACACATCAGGTGCATGTAATGTAGCATTAGGTGCTAGTGCATTAGCAAACAACACCACAGCTAATAACAACACAGCAGTAGGATTTTGTTCTTTACAAGCTAATACTACAGGAACACAAAATACTGCAGTTGGTCATTGTGCTTTATCAGCTAACACTACAGCTAATAATAATACAGCAATGGGACAGGGTTCTATGCAAAGTAATACTACAGGAGCAGATAATGTTGCTCTTGGAGTAAATGCACTAGCAAACAACTCAACAGCTTCTTCCAATACAGCAGTTGGTAAAAATTCTTTAGTTGCTAATACGACAGGTTGTCAAAACACAGCAGTAGGTAAAGGTTCTTTGTTATGTAATACAACAGGTTGTTTTAATAGTGCTTTTGGTGTAGCTAGTTTAAATTGTAATACGTCAGGTGTTTGTAACACAGCAGTTGGTTATCAAGCAATGTATTATAACACAACAGGTTCTTTTAACGTATCAATTGGTAGAGATGCTTTACAAAACAACACAACAGCTTCTAATCAAACAGCAGTAGGTTTTAATGCTTTATTTTCTAATACGACAGGAGATGCTAATACCGCTGTAGGTAGATGTTCATTAATAAATAACACAACAGGTAAGGATCATGTAGCACTAGGTGTTAACAGTTTGTTTAACAATACAACAGGTTGTCGTAATACAGCATTAGGTCAATCTGCTGGTACATCTGTTACAACAGGCGAAAACCTAACTATAGTAGGTTACAATGCACAAGCATCATCTGCAACAGCTACCAATGAGATTACTTTAGGAAATTCAAGTGTAACAGTATTAAGATGTAATGATACATCTATTAATTCATTATCTGATGAAAGAGATAAGACAGATATTATAGATTCTCCATTTGGATTAGATTTAATAGAGTTAATTCAACCAAGACAGTTTAAATGGCAATCAAGAGATGGAAATGGAAAAGATGGTCAAACCCATATTGGTTTTATTGCACAAGAATTACAATCTGCTATTGGAGAAAATAATGATAAATTAAGATTAGTCATGGATAGCAACCCTGAAAAACTAGAAGTTGCTCAAGGAAATTTAGTTCCTGTATTAGTACAAGCAATAAAAGAATTAAAATCACAAAACGAAGACTTGAAATCTAGAATAGAAGTGTTAGAAAACAGTTAAATTAAGAAAGGACACATATGTTAAATACTTACGTCGTTGAAGGAGGCGTTGGTAAATGTACTGCATTTACAGCGTTAATCCCTGAACTTAGAAAAAAATCGGAAGTGCAAATTTATACTCCGTACATCGATTGCTTTGCAGGCAATCCTGATGTTAAACTTGCTTTAGAGCAAACGCTACCCATACAAGATCCAAGAATAATGCAATCGGATAATATCTATTACTGTGAACCTTATAAATCTAATTTTCAATTTGGTAAGCAACACATTATTGAAAGTTATTGTGAGCATCATGGGGTTAAATATAGTCCCTCTATGAAACCAAAACTATATACCGAGCAACATAAAGACTCCGTTGATAAATGGTTAAAAGATAAAGAAATTGGTAAATATATTTTAATTCAATTTTCTGGTGGCCAGCCTAAATGGAACTATGCAGAAAATGTTCAATATCAAAACATCAATCCAAATAGAAACTATCAACCATTCTTAGCTCAACAAGTTATTAATTATTTAAAAGAAGAATACAAAGATACAACAATTATTGATTGTACATTACCTAATGAGCCTGGGTATTTAAATACCATTAAATGTGATCTCCATTGGGCCCAGATCCATGAACTATTAAAGCATGCAGAAGGGTTTGTTAGTATCGATAGTTGCCTGCAGCATTTTTCAGCATCTACTGGAACACCAGGGGTTGTGATTTGGGGTAGTACAAGATGGACACAATTTGGCTATTCTCATAATAAAAACTTACATTTTCACATGGGAAATAGATGGAACGAATCTAAATTTATTGATAGCGACCCTAGAAATAATATGGTAGAACCTAAATTAGTTATTGATAATTTTAAGAAACTTGGTAAAACTAAACCCGTTGCTTGTGCAACAGAATAGGAGATAAATATGGAAGAAGAAGTAAGAAGTGCAGAATCAATAGCACAAGACTATACCGCTATGGGACATTCTGTAGATTTAATCAATGGTATTATTGATGGATCACAAATGGCAGATGAAACTGATGAAGATAAAAAAGACTGCGTTAAAAGAAATGTTGAGCATTTAGAACTAATGGTCGCTAAAGACTATTGGACGAATGAAGACATGACAGCAGTTAATTCAGCTATTCAATCTGGCAATACATACATCGCATAATATGAAGTTTAAATTTGACGATAAAGAGTACGATAGTGATACGCTGTCGGATAAAGCTAAGGTTTGCCTTGCAAGATTAGAAAATATATCGGTTAAAGAAAATCAACTTTCTGCAGAATTTGCTGATCTCCAAGTTTTAAAACAACACTACAATAATGTTTTAAAACAAGAATTACCTAAAGAAGAAGAAAAACAAACTTCTAAAAAGTAATTAAAATCTTTATATTTATACAAAAATATAATAGATTGTGTAAATGCTACAAAAACTTAATTTCAAACCAGGTTTTAATAAAATGGTCACTGACTCAGGAGGAGAGTCTCAGTGGGTAGACGGAGATAATGTTCGTTTCCGATATGGTTTACCTGAGAAAATAGGTGGCTGGAATCAACTAACAGCTAATAATAATACTTTACCTGGAGCAGCTCGTGCTCAACATGCATTTTCTTCTTTAGATGGAGAAAAATACGTAGCCATTGGAACCTCACAAGGATTATTTTTATATTATAATAACGAATTTTTTGACATCACTCCACTCGATGATGATGTAGTTACCGGTGTAACGTTTGATGCAACAACCGGTTCAGCAACAGTAACAGTTAATAAAAATGCTCATGGATTACAAGATGGACGATATATTACTTTTTCGAGTGTAACAGTTCCAACTGGATCCGGTTATGCAACAACAGATTTTACAGACAACACATTTGAAATTACCAATGTCAATACCAATACTTTTGAAATTACGATGCCAAGTAATTCTGCATCCACTACATCAGGCACAGGATCTGCACAAGTAGATCCTTATGTCATTGTCGGTCCAACGTTTCAAACGGCTGGTTTTGGTTGGGGAACGTATATATGGGGTAATTCAACTTGGGGAACTGCAAGAGCTAGTGGAAGCGTGGTCCTGGATCCCGGCCTCTGGAGTCTTGATAATTTCGGACAAGTTCTTGTTGCAACTATTTTTAATGGAGAGACTTTTACTTGGGATGCGGGAGCAACGAATCCAAGAACAATTCGAGCATCTAAAAACACATCGGGTTATGAAACAACCAACAATCCAACTGCATCGAGATTTACGTTAGTCTCTGACAGAGATCGACATGTATTTCATTTTGGAACGGAAACTACCATTGGAACACAATCTTCTCAAGATCCAATGTTTATTCGTTTTTCTAATCAAGAAAATTTAAATGATTATACTCCAACTGCAACCAATACCGCAGGGACCTTTAGACTCGATACTGGAAATGAAATTAGAGGAGCGGTACTTGGAAAAGATTATACATTTGTATTAACGGATAGCGCTGCATACATTATACAATATGTAGGTCCACCATTTACATTTTCAGTAAGACAAGTCGGCACAAATTGTGGTTTGATGGGTCAAAATGCATTGTCCTATTCAAATGGTCAAATCTTTTGGATGTCGGGTGAAGGTGGATTTTTTGTCTACGATGGTACGGTTAAAATGCTACCGTGTTTAGTTGAAGACTTTGTGTTCACCACAACTGGAGATAATTTAGGAATTAATTATGATGCCAATCAAATGGTATATGCAGAGCATAATACTTTATACAATGAAGTCACATGGTTTTATCCAAAAGCAGGATCCGGTCAAGTTGATCGATCGGTAACCTATAACTATGGTGAAAATTGTTGGACAACCGGATCTTTAGCAAGAACATCTTATATTGATCAAGGGGTATTTAATTTACCCTATGCAACGGATTATAATGGAACTGCAACTCCTAATTTTCCAATACAAGGTATAACGGATAAATATGGAGCAAGTGTTTATTACGCTCATGAAACCGGGACCGATCAGGTCAATTCATCGGGTACTACATCTATTGATGCCTACATTCAATCAGGAGATTTTGATATAACGAATACCAATAACATTGCCAATCTACAAGGCGATGGTGAGTTTATTATGTCGATGAAACGATTTATACCAGATTTTAAAGTATTAACAGGTAATTCAAAAGTGACATTGTTACTCAATAATTATCCATCGGGAACCGCTGCAAGTTCACCGCTTGGACCCTTTACAATTACCTCATCTACTGATAAAGTGGATACTCGAGCAAGAGGAAGATTGCTTTCTATAAAAATTGAAAACGACGCTGTAGGTGAAACTTGGCGTTATGGCACATTAAGAGTGGACATAAAACCGGATGGAAGACGATAATGTATAGACAAAATTACGGAATAGGAAGTTTAGCATCTACATTTAATCAAGTTCCAGAAGAATATAGATCTGGTTTTGCTGAATATGTAAAACAAAATCCAATAGGAGCAGGTGGACAAGCTATAACTCCTGTAGGGCTTCCAGATGGAGGTAGCGTAATGTTTAGTAATACTGCTAGTGCTGGAGCATTTAAAAATTATTTAAAAAGTATAGGCGTTGAAACACCAAAAATTGTAGCACCTACAGCAAGCCTTGATGCTTCACCTGCACCAGGTATGTCTACTCCACAAACAACAAGATATGGTAGAAAATATGGTTTATCTCTGCCAATGGTTGATTATTTAAATGCACCCTTACCAGATATATCCGGTCTGTTTGCACCACTTGCTGGTACAACACCTGTAGTAGATGTTCCGGTTGAAGACGTAACAGAAGATCAAATTTTACAAGCTATCGCTGCACAAGATTATTATAATCAAATTAATCAAGGTGGTGGTGGCGGTGATGATGCTTTTGGTGGCAATGTTGATACTACTAATAATGCGGGTATAACCGGATTACCTGGATTATTAACTGCAGCTAGTTTTGTTGTAAATCCAGTTGGAACCATATTAGGTTATGGTCTTAAAAAAGGGTATGAAAATTATAGAGATCCTTACAAAGATGTTTTTGGTAATTTAAATAAGGAAACTGAAGAAGCGATTGCAAGAGAAGAAGTTAGAGATTTACAAGATAGAATTGATGCCGGTGAATTTGGATCTGTAACTCCAACAGATCAAGATGCACGAAGAGCTGGTCAATATGATGATAGTCCAGGGGATGGTCCTTCAGGTCCTTCAGGAACATCAACAAGTGGATCTTTTGGAACTAGAGGTCCTGGTATGCAAGGTTACGGCGGTGGTGCTGATATGGGAAGTGGCCCATCCGGTGATCCTGGTCCAGCGAGTGGTCCGGGAGGTGGATATGCAGATCAGGCTACTGGAAGTGACACAAGCCCTGGAGCAACCGGTGGAGAAGGAGGTTTCGGTCCAGGAAATAATGATGCAAATACAGGAGATGACACAAGCCCTGGAGCAACAGGTGGAGAAGGCGGAGGCGGTGGCGGTAAAATCGTCTGTACTATGATGAATGAATCATATGGTTTTGGATCATTTAGAAATAAAATTTGGTTAAAACATTCAAAAAGTTTAGCACCAGAATATCAAAAAGGTTATCACAAAATATTTTTACCATTAGTAAAATATTCAAAACAAGAAGGTGTTACAAATAAAATAGTTAAAAACATTTTAGAACACATTGCAGTGCATAGAACAATAGACATACGTCAGGAATCAAGGGGTAAAATTCATTTACTAGGTAGAATATATAGAAAAGTTTTAGAACCCATTTGTTATCTAGTAGGTAAACATGGCTAAAATTACTACATATATACCAGAACCTAAAGAAGAATATGATGTAGAAAATCAAAGACAAATTTTACAATCACTTTCTACATTAAAAGATGAACTTAATTTTTCTTATCAAGATGATTTAAGAAAAGAACTAGAAAGATTTACATGGTACAACATGAGGTTTGGTTGTTAGCATGTCTTCTTGTAATAATGTAAATGTAGAACCAACTACAATTGGTCCAGGAGATGGATCCACGGCCTATGATGCATTTGGACGATTAAGAGTTTCTAATCCACTTACTATATTTGATTCTAAAAATGTATTATCTAAAAACAGTTTATTTGATGAAGACTTAACAGGATCAGGAACCGTTACTTATACCGCAAATAAATCAACCGTTAATTTAAATGTAACTACAGCTAGTGGTGATAAAGTTATTCGACAATCTAAAAGAGTAATGAGTTATCAACCAGGTAAATCATTATTAATATTAAATACATTTGTAATGAATGCACAAGAAGAAAATTTAGAACAACGTATTGGAACATTTGATGCAAACAACGGAATCTTTTTTGAAGATACAGGAACTGGTTATCAAATTGTAAGAAGAACTTATGTTACAGGATCCGCTGTTGACAATGATGTAGCTCAATCATCGTGGAACGGAGATAAACTAGATGGTACAGGAGCTAGTGGTTATACACTCGATCCAACTAAAGCTACTATTTTATTTATGGATTTTGAATGGTTAGGTATGGGATCTGTTAGAGTGGGATTTGTAATTGATGGTAAATTTATTGTGGCTCATACATTTTTAAATGCAAATAATCTATCAACTGTTTATATGCAAACAGCAAACTTACCAATACGATATGAAATAGAAGCAACAGGTACATTAACAGGTGCTGCGGTATTACAACAAGTATGTTCTACTTGTATGATTGAAGGAGGTTATCCTCCATCAGGTTTAAGACAATCTATAGGAACCGCTTCATTAGCTGGTGTAAATTTAACTACAGCTGGAACATTTTATAATTTAGCAACGATTAGAATTAAATCAGGCAGACCTTATGCAGTTGTCATTCCAATTGATGTTGCAGCTTCCGCTATTTCTAATTCTGATTTTGAAATAAAACTAATAAGAAATGCTACACCATCTACAGCATTTTCATATACAAGTTATTCTGATAATGTAGAATATGATTTA